GCTGTCAATTGACAGCGGATTGCGGACAGATGGCAGCAGGGCTATATGTTTTTGGATGCCTCTGCCACTTTTTCAGCCACGCTCGGTTTGTCATTTTCAATAAGGTCAAGCAGAGCTGCAATGTCCTCCCTCAGATGTTTGGCCAGGGTAGCACAAGAGGGAGTTCCAGGAGCTTTGGTAAGCTCGTAGATATGCCCTCTCTCCAAATCTGCCAAATGGCTGTTGATTTTGTTCAGTTCGATATAATAACGCTTTGATATGTCCATGATAAAGCCTCCTTTTCGGGCATTGTATTGCTTTTGTGGTTGTGTTTGCATGATGGTTTTGCAGGCCTTTACTCAGCATACATTACATTATTCATAAACAGTTCATTGTAGCTTTGGATATAATAAAAAGTTATATCATTCAAGGAACTGCTACTATCCTGTTTTAGCTTGTTATGGGCATCGGAAAGCTCATTGTCTGTTATTTCAGGGTAGACAAGCCTGGCGATAATATCGAAAACCTCTGCTGCAAAATCAATAGATTCTGTATGCAGATAAATTCTGATATTAGAGCCGGAAAGAAAATCAGTAGTGCTGATAATATCAATGGTAGCATCACCGATTTGGCATTGTTTCGCAAGGGCATTGTTCAAGGTTCGGTACTCCGTTCTGTAATGCTCACTGGATTTATCATTGATATCAATTATCACTGGTTCTGTCATTGGGGTAGTGGCTGCTGCATTGTACTTTTCGATAAAAGTATCAATTATATGGAATTCGTCCTGCTCTACTGTTTTACTGCTTTCTGGTTTACCCTCATTTGGCTCAGAGGCTTGGTTTGAGTTGACACTAGAGGGTTCAGAACTGTCTTTTTCTGCTGTGGCTTTATCAGAAGAATTTGTATGTTCAGTTTGCGTAGTGCCAGGAGACGCCTTAGAGCAAATAAATATAATAATCCAAATAGCAGCGATAATAAGTATTTTCCAACTCTTTTTCAGTTTAATCTTATCGGTTTTATAGAACCAAATGGATAAAGAGATGGGAAAGATTAGGATCATAAGGAACCACCATAAGCAGCCTTTTTTCTTTGGTTGGTTATCAGTGTTGTTTTCGTGTATCATGGCAGGCTCTCCTTACTGTTCAGAATTGGTAGCAGTAGGCTTTCTTAAATCGTCTTTGGTAAGGAGTACCTTTTGGGCATTATCTATTTCAAAGGCAAGCTGACATCCAACGAAATCTGCTACCATAATTAGTTCATCTGCGGAAAAACTGCCTCGTGCAAACTTATTTCTCATAGCCTGTTCACTAATACCAAATAGTTGGGCAAGTTCTTTATATTTCTTGCCTTTCATGCTGAGCAATCCTTTAATTTTGTCACTGACCATATCAATACCTCTCTTTCGTTTAGGATATTACTATTATACAACATTTGAGAAACTTTTGCAATCGAAAAAATATAAAATGTAACCAAAAAAGTGTAAAAAGTGCTTGACAATGTAATAGAAAACGTGTAATATGTAATCATAGACAAAACGAAAATACAGGTTATAGCGAAGGTAGATGGGAGTACCGAAAGGGAAAGCAAGAATGCCACATAACACCGGGAAACAGGATAAGGGAGATTGAGATGCCGCATAAGATGGGAGTGCCGAAAGGGAAAGCAAGAATGCCACATAACACCGGGAAACAGGATAAGGGAGATTGAGATGCCGCATAAGCCGCTAGATGCTTAAAGCCTGCCGGGGCATGACCGAACGAAAGGAGATTATCACATGGGCGAAAGAGCGATTGAGAACAGAATTAAGAAGTTGAAGGCACTGGAAGAACAGAAAAAGGAGCTGGAGGCACAGATAAGCAGTCTGCAGGAGGAAATCAAGAAGGATATGGAGGCCAAGGGCATTGAGGAAATGCAGGCCGGTATCTTCATTATCCGGTTTACCAGCGTTCTTTCCAGCCGCTTTGATACTAAGAGGTTCAAAGAGCAGTACGGTGATCTGTATGACCAGTATGTTAAGCAGGTGGCAAGTCGGAGATTTACAATCTCATAAAATAAAAGCCTCTGCCAGAGCAGCCACTCTGCCAGGGGCAGTAACCAAGAACACACCATATGAACCGGTTACTGCTGATTATAGCACATCAGCAGGGCGGTCCGCAAGCGAAAGGAGCAGATGGAGCATGGAACCTATTGAAATTATCTACAACGGATACATCGAGGAGAGGGAGAACATTGACACAGAGGAAACGAATGAGGCAGCTGACAGCCTTATGGGGATGATAGAAAGCCTGCTGCCGAACAGTGACAGGATGCAGGACGTTCTCTTTACGGAGTGTCTGCACCTTGCCAGCCTCTCCCAGAAACAGGGATTTATGGCAGGATTCACATTTGCTCTGGAAGTCATGCGGACAGGCAAGGCCGGCAATCAGTAACAGAGTAACCGCCGGAGTTGTTGCAGAAAAGGAAAAAGAGCACTCGGTTATTACCAGAGCGCCCCTACGGATAGATTTATTGTAACAGCTCCGGCAGAAAATAGCAAGCGGAAAATGGAGGTAACACAAAAATGCAGGCTACGGAAACAATTTCAAATACAAACTGCTGCCAGATTGTCAGTATTGCGGAGTTTGGCAGCAGGAAGAAAGACCAGATAGAAAGGTGGATCGAGAAAAGGATGATTGAAGAATATGGGGAAAAGGATGAAGTGACGGTAAAGAACCCCCTTCTCCGGTTATCAATTATGTTTGGGGCATTAAGCGATGCATCACAGCTTGAGCTTTATGGGTATGCGAAGCGGGCGGCTCTCGGCAGGCATGGCGGTTGGAGTATGGAAAGGGAGTTCTGGAACTTCTTGGAGGCGGCGCCGGCGGCATGGGAGGACATAGAGGAATTTGCCGACAAGCTGCTGATTAGGGAAAGGATATGTGTGCAAATGGAAGGGAGCGGTTGTTTATGAAGAATGGGAATGTAGATAACCCAGTACATGATATGGGAAATGCTGTGACGGAGCTTTATAAGGTGGCGGACATGGCGGAAATCATCATTGAGGCGATATTTAACGGTGATGATGTAACTCTGCAGACTGTAGGGAACAGCATGGATGTGTTCCTCTCACAGCTGAGGGAGCGTATTGTAAGGGTGGAAATGCTGAATGAGGCAATAAGCAGCCGTTTCTCATGGGTGTATGATACCAGGGGCGGTGATACAGATAGATATTGCAGACAGGAGTTTGAGGAATATCTCTCCGGAAGAAAGGAGGCGGGGCAGGAGCCGGAAGATTTTGAACCATATAGTAACGCATTGGCATTTGTGAAACTGCTGCCGGCAGAACAGAAAGAAAAGCTCTGCAAGCTGCTGAAAGATGCAAGCGCAGCGTCACGAAAACAGGGATTTATTGAAGGTTACAAGGCAGCAGTCGGCAGATGTGCAGGAAATGGAGGTGCAGACAATGGAGGAACATAAGATGTTTTACACAGCTGCAGACATAGCCTCTGACCTCTCCATCAGCGAAAGGGAGGCTGCGGAGCTGGTGAAGAAACTGCATAAGGAGTTAAAGGCATCCGGCAAGCTGGTTGTTTCCGGTAAGGTTCCCGCTGCCTGGTATGAACTGCGGAAAGCGGAAGGGTTTCTGGGGATAGGGCAGCAGGAGGAACGCATACCGCTGACAGAGCGGAGGTTGTTAAGTATTAAAGACTTCCGGGAATATGCAGGGGGCATTGGTGATGGGATGGCGAGGAAACTGGCAAAGGAAATATGTGCGGTGGTTCATATTGGAGATCGGCTCCTTGTTGACCGTCTTCTGTTTGATGAATGGTGTACGAAACAGAACCAGCAGGGGCAGCAGTAGGAAAGGAGGCGGTGCAGCAGCTTTCAGAACGGCTCATTTTGGAGCGGAAAGCAAAAAGACAGTATTGACTATTGAGAGCGATTAACAGCCCTGTGGGGCAAATTAGAGGGCACAGAGAGGAAAGGAGAAAGATTATAGAGCGAACAAAAAGCGGAGGCTCCCGCCATGCTGCAACATGGGAGAGCCGTTAGGAGCTAAGGCGCATGATAAAGAACACCAAAGCATTTGTATTATAACCGAATTTAGACACATTCACAATAAAAACTGAATATGGAATGAGGCGGTTCTGCTGCCTCTTTGCGTATTAGAAAGGAGCTGGAGGTTATGGCAGCTGATAAAAAGCAGTTACCGCCTGGGATTTCTCTGCGTAAGGATGGCAGGTACCAGGCAAGATATACATTTAACGGAAAGCGTCACACAATTTACGGAAAGGATTTGAAGGAGGTGCAGAAAAAACTCCGGGATGCCAAATATGAAATGGATCATGGCATATATGCCAGGCCGGACAGGATAACGGTTGATTCATGGTATAAAACGTGGCTGAAGGAGTACAGAGAGAATATTGTCCGAGAAACAACAATCATCGGGAATGAGAAATGCTATAAGCATATCAAACCGGAAATCGGACACATGAAGCTGCAGGCAGTCCGGCCGGAACATATTCAGAGGATTCTAAACAAGATGAAACGTGAGGGGTATTCTGGTGGGTATATTGAGAATACGAGGCAGACCATGAACATGATTTTCCATCAGGCACATATGAATGGCATTATCATCACGAACCCGGTTGAGAGATCCATCCTCCCTAAAGTAGAGGATAAGGGAGAGAATCCACACCGCAGGGCACTCACAGAACAGGAACAAAAAGCATTCCTCGAATGCGCTGCGAGGAGAAAGCCGTTCTATGCAGATATTTTTTATGTGGGTTTTTCTACCGGCATGCGGGTAGGGGAAATCAATGGGCTCGAATGGCAGGATATTGACTTTGACAAGATGGAGATTAATGTCAATGGAACTATGATAAAGGTGGCAGGAAAGGACTATTACAAAGGACCGGTCAAGACTGGGGAGAGTAAGAGGACTATCCCGATGCTCCCAGAGATTGCCAAGAGGCTAAGAAGACATAAGATTGAGCAGGCAAAGCTCAGGATGATGCTTGGGGATAAATGGGAGCCAGTCAAAGGATTGGAACATCTGGTGTTCACTACCATGTTTGGAAAGCCGCTCATGACCTTATCTGTCAGCAGATATATAGATTCCACTGTAAATGCTGTCAACAGGGCAGAGGAAAAGAAAGCGGCAGCAGAACACAGAAAGCCGGAACTGATGGAAACATTCTGTCCGCATTCCATGCGGCACACATTTGCGACGAGGGCGTTGGAAAAAGGCATACCGCCTAAAGTGGTGCAAAGTTATCTCGGCCATTCCACTATTGATGTAACCATGAACATTTACACCCATGTGACGACTGAATTGGAAAGGGAGGAAATTAAGAAGATTGCAAATCAGTTTTGACAGAGAGACATCAGCAGAGATGCAGAGGGCAGCAGGTGGAATGGAAAGCCTGCTGCCTGATTTATGAAATTGGTGTCAAGCGTGGTGTAAAATAGAAGAACCAGACAGCGTCAAGCCTTGAAAATACCGCAAATACTGGCTTTGGGGAAAGCAGGTATGTTATTCCACGAGGATAATATGCTATTTATTGTTGACGAGGCATCTGGTGTCGCCGATCCTATTATGGAGGCGGTGCTCGGTACGCTATCTGGTGAAAACAACAAACTACTGATGTGCGGGAACCCGACAAGGACTTCTGGCACATTTTTTGATGCTTTCAATGCTGACAGGGCTCTTTATAAATGCCATACGGTATCATCTGCAGATAGTCCCAGGACGAATAAACAAAACATTGAATCTCTTATACGGAAGTATGGAAGGGATAGTAATGTGGTTCTTGTCAGAGTTTTTGGGGAATTTCCAAAGCAGGAAGACGATGTATTCATTATGCTTTCGCTTATCGAACATTGTTGTATGTTAGATCTTCCGGACGATGTTCCAATTAAGCGGATATCACTTGGGGTAGATGTGGCCCGGTATGGTGATGATGAAACAGTTATAGCGCTAAATGTCGGTGGAAATATTACACTGCCTGTTATGTTCAGAGGTCAAAGCCTCATGACAACGGTTGGAAAAGTGGTCCAACAGTATAGGCACATTATTGCAGCATACCCGGCATATCGAGGAAAGATATATGTAAATATTGATGATTGCGGCCTCGGCGGTGGAGTGACGGATCGTCTGGAAGAGGTAAAGCGGGAAGAAAAATTGAATCGAATGGTAATCGTTCCTGTGAATGCTGCGGCCAGAGTGCCAGATGATGTTGTTGTGGATGGAGGAAAAGTAAAAGCCTCCGACATTTATGACAATATGACAACCTATCTATGGGGAACCGTAAAAGAGCTGCTGATTGCAGAGGGAATCAGCTTACAGAATGATAATGAGCTGGTTGCACAGCTATCGTGCAGGAAATATAGGTTGACGAGCAGAGGTAAGATGCTGTTGGAAAGCAAAGAGGAAATGAAGAAAAGGGGAATCAGTTCCCCGGACAGAGCAGATGCTGTCGCGCTGTCATGCTATGAAAGAAAGACATTCAATATCGGAAGTCTGGTAGCTTAAGGAGGTGAGAGAATGCAGGACAAAGAGAAACGGGCTGACGGATATAAAAATCTTTTGAATAAATACGGTACCCAAGATGATGTGTCGGAGCATTACCGATTTGAGAGTGACGCTCCAGTAACGGATATAGAGCTTTCCTTGAACTATGAGGAAAATGGTCTGTTTTCGAAAATCATTGATATACCGGCTGATGATGCTGTCAGCAGCGGATTTGATTATGGTGTCAATGATGTGGATTTGGAAGCATTCATAAATGATTCTTTGGATGAGCTGGATTTTGAAGAAAAGGCCTCCGAAGCCATTAGATGGTCCAGGCTTTATGGAGGTTCGTTGATGGTTATGATTATTGATGATGGTGGCGATATAACGGATCCTGTTGATTGGGATAATATTCATGGGATTGATGAACTGCTGGTATTTGAAAGACCGTTGGTTACACCTGACTATAACAGCATATACAATACCAAGCCGGAAGATAAAAAGTGGTCAAAATTTGGACTGCCTGAGTTTTACGGTGTTTCCCCGGTATATGGCAAAGCGTTTCGTGTTCATGAGAGCCGGTGCCTGCTATTTAAAAATGGCAAATTGCCGCAATCTAGCACCAAGACAGAATACAGATTCTTTGGTGTACCAGAGCATATCAGAATACATAGAGCTGTCCAGGAAACTGTTACATCTCATGGCAATGGTGTAAAACTACTCGACAGGGCAGTGCAGGCAATCTACAAAATGAATGATCTCGCTACTCTGTTGGAAACAGATGAAGGAGAGGACATTGTCTTGAGAAGGCTGCGCATTATTGATATGGCGAAAGGAATCATTAATAGTATTGCCATTGATGCAAGTGGAGAGGATTACGACTATAAGACGGTAACGTTTTCCGGAGTAAAGGATATTATCGATGCAGCCTGCAATATGTTGTCAGCCGTCACGAATATTCCACAGACAAAGTTATTTGGCCGTTCGCCGGCAGGAGAAAACTCCACAGGAGAGAGTGACCTGGAGAATTATTACACTTTTGTTGGAAAAATTCAGAAGTTGAACTTAAAGAAAAACCTGGGCATATTGATTGATATCATATTGGCCGTAGGGAAGTATAAAGGAGAGTTTGAGGAAATTCCAGACTATTCCTTGGGATTCAAGCCGCTGTGGAGCCTTAGTGAATCTGAGCAGGCAAATGTAAATCAGACAAAAGCACAGACGGAGCTTACAAAAGCGCAGACCGCACAAGCATATGTTGATATGCAGGTTCTTGATGTCTCCGAGGTCAGAAAGCGGCTGGCAGAAAGCGGAGAATTTACGATCAATGATATTTTGGATGAAGAGGATGATTGGAGTGCAATGGAAGAAGCTGCCCCAGCAAATGAGAACGAATCGGTTGAAACAGCAAACACTGCATTATCCGCAGAGACAGATACAGGCCAGACATCGGGAAATATGGAACTGGATGCTGTTACACCTACTGGATGCGGAGTTATAGTGATCAAAGACGGGAAGATCCTTGTTGGAGAAAGAAAAGATAATGGCCTGGTGTGTGGTCCGGGTGGTCATATTGAGATGGGTGAAACGCCGGAAGAGGCAGCAATTAGGGAAACCAGGGAGGAATTTGGAATCAATATTGCTGAAACAATTCCCTTGACAATTATTTCTGGAATGCCAGCAGAGTATTGTTCGTCTCAGGTATTTGTCTGCACTGAATTTTTTGGAACACCGATTGCTTTCAATACAGAAATGGAGAATGCAAGATTTGAGGATATTCGCAAGATAATGAATATGAATCTGTTTTTGCCATTCCAGTTATCACTTGAAGAACTGATCAGTGCGCTTCAAGTTCTGAATGAAGATACAAATAACAACGATGAGTGGAAAACTATTAATGGACAGCATATCAATATTAACAATAATGGCGAGGTTATTAGTGGTAATCCGAAGGTGCTTGGAAAAGGTATACCAAAAGATGATACGAAAAGGCAGAAAGAAAATTCACAAAAAAAGAAAAAAGAATTGAAAGAATCTGAAAATCGTGGTACTATTTACGCAGATAAAAAGATTTCATCATTCATAAATTCTCCAAAAACTTTGGGAGACACAACGCATAAAGAAAAATATGATGATTTCGTATCAAAAGGAGTTAATGTTAAGCCTCTGAATAAAGGAAACCTCAAAGGTGTAAATTATGAAGATGGCGGTGGCTATAAAGTTACTGGTACGCAGGATGGTCAATATATGCAATATCATCCAGAAAATAAAAGCCATCATAATGTTGAGTATTATAAACTGTGTAGTGGTAAAACCGGAAAAAAGAGATATGATATGGACGGAAATCCAATAGTCGAATAAGAGGAGTGATTCTTTGATAAATCAAAAGCAATTTTTTGAAGGACTTGGTTTTGAAGAAACTGAAATGCAATATGGATATGGAAAGGAAACTTGCTACAAAGGTCCTGATGGCTGCTTTTATCGAATAGATCATTTTCCAGGTTCATATGTTATTGAATCTGCTGAGAATGAAAAGGAAGCAAGACTGAACCAGTTTGAAGACGATGATTTGTACGATGATACCCTTCCAGAAGAACAGCTGATTGCTGATATTCAAGCTGATTTGAAAAAGTATACAACTGAATAAAAGATTAGATACAGAGCCTTGCAAGTGCGTGAGGCTCTTTTCTTATGCCCAATGATGCCGCTAATTGTGGCAATGTGGGGATTTTTAATTGCAATCAGTCAAATAAACGATTGGAAAGAAAAACGTCAAATATGAGGCAATGAGAGAAGGCGGTAGTTTGGATAATGAATTTCGTAAAAAATTGATCCGGGAAGAATTGAAAAAGAAAAGCAAAGGAAAGAATTCTGTTGTCTGTAAATACCGACCTAAGTATCCGGACAGTGCAGAGCGTGAGTACCTGCGGATGATTAATGAATATATGGCTATTGAGAAAAAAATTCTTATGAAGTATATTCCGGAAATAAAGCAGATAATCAATGAGGGCACTAGGTACCGTACAGATTCCAAGAAAGAGAATGAGGAAAAGCGAAAAGCGGCAAGGTTCTCTGCTATTGATAATGCAATTGTTCAGCTTACAATTCTTTTCAAGGCAATCAAGGGAGAATTGGATGCCGCCTTCGGTCTTTACGATTTGAAGCGGCAGATAAACAAGATTGCAAACCTTGATCATAAACTCACGATTCAAGAGTGGAAGAAAGCGGTAAGCAAGACATTGGGTATCAATCTGCTTGATGATTACTATTCTGGAGATTATTACAAGGAAATGTTGGAGAAATGGGTGTCTGACAATGTGGAGCTAATTAAGACGGTACCAAACCAGTCTCTCGGTAAGATGAAAGAGCTAGTTTATCAAAACTACATGAAAGGATCCACCACTACAGATATTGTGAAAGAAATTCAGCGGCAATATGAAATGAGTAAGCGTCATGCAAAGCTGATTGCAAGAGATCAGACAGCAAAACTCAATGCGGTCATCACAGAGAGCCAGCAGAGAGATGCAGGTGTATCAAGGTATACCTGGTCTGGTGTTATGGATCAAAGAGAGCGGAGAAGTCACAGAGCGTTGGAAGGTAAGATATTCAACTGGGATAATCCGCCCGAAACAGACGGCGGCAGGAGATGTCACCCCGGACAAGATTATCAATGCCGGTGTTGTGCTATTCCAGTGTTTGATATAGATACACTGGATTTGCCGGTATGAAAGGAAGTGGTAACATTGAAAAACTAAAAATTAGTCAGGGATATTTTTATTCCGTATACAAGCAGACATTTCATGCCACATGTATTGGGGACGTTATCCAAAGCCGCATGGAATATGCTATGGATTTATTAAGTGCAACGGAGAAATCAGTATATGAAATTTCGGAACTCTGCGGCTACCGATATACAGCACATTTTTTGCGCCAGTTTAAATCACATCTGCAAATGACACCTTTAGAATACAGAAAATCACATCGTCAGACATAGAAGCAGTTATATTCTGAATGATTAGTGCTTAAATTAAAGCTAAGCTATCTGACAGAATGTCTTTATCATTAAAAATTCTCCGCACTTTGAAGTTGCGCAACTGACAAAAATAGCACATGTAGATTGGTTGTAGTTTGCTGAGAAAAATACTATACTGAAGATGCGGCGCGACGTAAGAAAATAGAAAATAGAAGGAGAATATTTTATGAGTTTTGGAAAAAATTTGCAGTTTTTAAGACATTTAAAAGGGAATATGACGCAGGAGGATTTGGCTGGAAAAATGAATATCAGTCGTCAGACCGTATCGAAATGTGAGCTGGATACAGCGCAGCCAGAAATAGATAAGG